GGTGCAAGGGCGGTGGCTTCGGCCTCGACCTGGGCATCGGCGGCCGCGAGAGCCGCGAGGGCGGCGGCGCGGGCTTCCTGGGCACTCATTGGGATCCTTCCAGCGGTGGGACGGGGGGGGGGGGGGTTACAGGCCGGTCAGCCGGAACGCTGCAAGGGGGTCGGTGATGACGGGCACGGTGACCCTAGCCGCCATGATGAGCCACCGCTCTTGGTCCGGCTGGTCGACGGTGCGTGAGTAGAGGGGGAGCTCGTCGCGGATCGACCCGAGGACACCGCGGGCGAGGACGTACGCCGACCCGGCGGGTACCCGGTTGGACACGAGCCACCGGAAGCCGAGGAGACCGTTGAGGGCGGCGCCTCCGGCGAGGACCGGGTTGCCGGCGGTGGACTCCCTGGGGAGGGAGTCGCGGATGTCTTTGCGGGCCATCAGTCGGAGCCGCTGTAGCGGGTTGACGAGGACCGTGTCGGCCATGTAGCCGAGGTCGGCGTCGTCGATGGCTGAGCGAGCCGCTTCGAGGTCGGAGATGGGGTCGCCGGTGGTGGTGTTGTTCCATGCGGCCGCACCGGGGGCGACGGGAACTGACGGGTCGGCGTTGAGTGCGGCCACCGCGACGGTGTCGACCTTGCGGATGACGGTGTTGCGGAGCTTGGTGAGTTGCCGGGCGAGGACGTCACGCTGGTCGCGGCGGACCGCTTCGTAGGTGATGATCGACGCGCCGCCCCACTTGGTGACAGCGGCCACCAACGGCACCGTCTCGCCGGTGTCGACGATGGGGAACTCCGACCCGGGCTCGATGGGTTGGACGTCGCGGGTGGTGAACAGGTCACCGGCGAGGACCCGGTCGTAGACGACGGCGCCGCCGGCGGCGTCTCCGCCGGTGTAGATGAAGTCGGCGATGAAACGTTGACGGGTGAGGTCAACGACGGCTCGCTGTACCCGGGTGGGGGTGCGGAGGAACGCTTCGACCGTGATGCGACCGGCCGAGATGGTCGGCGGCGACGGCGGGTAGGTTACGCCGGGCATTTGGTGGCTCCTCAGTCAGTCGGGTCGAGTGCGTGGGTTATCGGGACAGTTTGACGGGACAGTCGACGCCGACGGCGGCGTCGTCGAACGCGGTGCCGAGCGGCGGGTTGGCACCGGCGGCGACGGCGAGGCCAGTGGCGTCGGAGCCGACGGGGGCACCCGCGGCGACAGCGGCCGCGCCGACGGTCACCGGCATCACTTGGTGGCCGAAGTAGACCGTCACCTTCGCGCCCACGGCGGCGTCATACGCGGCGACCCCCACCCGGGATGGTGCGGCGGCGGCGGCGGCGGCGTGGGTGACCGTCGGGTTGCCGTCGATGCGGGGCCCGGAGATGCCGACGAACCGCTTGCCGGTGATGGCAGCGCCAGCGTGGCAGGTGATGGTGTCGGCCTCATCCCAATACGGGACGGCGGGGTTGGTCGCCATTGTCGGATGCTCCTAGCTGGTCGGTGGGGTGTAGATGTCGAGGCCGAGGGAGTCTTGGAACTCGTCGAAGGCTTTGTCGTCGGGGGTGGCGTCGGGGGCTGTGGGGTCGCCGAGGGCGGTGACCGCGTAGCGGGGTGCCAGGCCGGAGAGGAGGGTGGTGGTGCCTTCCTCATCCCGGTCGAGTTGGGCGCCGAACGCGGCACGTTCGGCTGGGGTGATGCGGCCGGTGCGGATGGCGTCGTCGAGGATCCGGTTGCGGCGTTGCCCGGCGAGTTCGGTTGCGGCGTTGCGGCCGAGCTCGCCGTCGGCTTGGAGCTGGGCGAGGGTGTCCGCTGACAAGGTGACGAGTGTCCCCTCGGGGCCGGCAGGCGGCGCCGGTGTACCTGCCGGGGTATCGGCGGGCGGTGCTGCTGGGGTGCCTGTGGCGGGTCCGGTGGTGGCACCTTCACCGGGAGGCGCCGTGCCCTTCGCGGGGTCGCCGGTGGTGCCGCCGTCTCCACCTTCACCGGTGCCGCCCTGGGTTCCGCCTTCGGCGCGGATGGCGGCGATGGTGGCCTCGACGTCGACGTCGGCTTCCTTGCCGATCATCTCGCGGAGCTCGGCGTCGGTGAGGGTGCGTGGCATTGGGGGACCTCCGGTTGGCGGGTCAGGTTCGACGCGACCATCGTGGGTCGCGTCTTGTGTCGGTGGGGGGATGGTGGCCGTGTCGCGGGCACCGGCGGCGACGGCTATGGCGTCCACAACCTCCGGTGTCGCGCCGGCGGTCCGGGCTGCGGTGAGCATGGCGACGGCGACGGGATTGTCGTCGAGGCCGTCGACAAGCTCGACGACCGTTGCCCTCACTCGCTCCGGCAGGCCGCTGGTGGGGGGTTGGCCTTGGCTGTAGAGGGCGAGGACGTCGGCGAGACCCTTCACAGCCGGTGGGGACACACCGAGGAGGGCTAGACCGGTGAGGACCGCGGCGTACCGTTTGCCGGCGGCGGTTTTGACGCCCCACGCAATCTCCACCGACCGGCGGCGGAACGCGACGGGGGCTACCTCGGCGAGCTTCGATGGCATCCCGACGATGTTGCCGAGGAGGGTGGGGACCTGTTTGCCGTCTTTGCGTTGCTCGACGACCCGGGTGGGTTGGACCCATCCGGCGGCGGGTTCCCCGTCGAAGCGGGGGTCGACGTGGCCGATGCGGACAGCGGGGGCGTCGAGGTCGGTGTCGGCGGCGGCGGTGAGCATCGCCTCAAGGTCGGCTCGGGTCACCACGGTCACACCGGTTGAGGCCGCCCAGGTGCCGGCGGAGACTAGCTCGACGTCCCTAATGGTCGACGTTGGTGCCTTCGGCATGGACGGCACGCTAGGCGCGGCCGGAGGCGGTTGGGGGGAGGGTGCGGGTGTCGCCTAGTGGCCGTCGACGCGGGTCATGGGCGCGTCGTGGGCGGTCACGGCTGCTCACCGGCCTCACTTGGGCTGAACTGATCGGCCTCGGTACGGTCGAGAGCACGGCGCATCTCACACGCGACGCATTCGCAGCGCAGGCCGGGAGGGGTGGCCGTCGCCTCTGCCGCTGCCCGTACCTCGGCCCCATCCTGCTGCTATGCCACATGTGCATTTTGTGGTGCCAGGACGCCATGTCGTGGGCGGTCACCGGTCACCCCGCGTCAGGTAGTCGCGGAGCGCGGACTCCGGCACCTCCCGAGGAGGAGTTGTTCTCGGCACCTGAACTCGGGGGTCGATGGGGTGAACGACGCCGCAACAGCAACGGGTAACTCCATCGTTAGGACCCGCCACGGTGCCGTAGGTGTTGCCGCAAGGCGCGACGCCCAAGGGAGGCAGTAGAGGCGATGCCAAGCAAGTCGAGCAGGTCACATCGAGGATGTTGCTGGTAGAGAACTGTGGCCGTGTACCGCAGGCGATCTTGAAGGCGTCAGTTACAAACCCAAAGTGCCACACAGCGGGCTGTGGGGCGGTCACGGCTGGTCACCGGCCCGGATGCGGTCAGCGCGAGCGCGGAGCCAGAGACCTTGCCGAGCGGCGCTAGCAACAAGCCTGAACTCGGGATTGGCAATGTTTACGACGCTGTGGTCGACTGCCGTAGCCGCATCCATCAACGTCTGTACCGCGACCTGCCGGTCATGCTCGACCTGGCGCTCTCGGCCAATCTCCGCTGCGCGGTCCACGATGCGCTTCGCCGTCTCATCGGACACACGTGCGCGTGCCGCCTTGGCCTCCGGTGTGCCGAGCGAAGACCGCTCAACCAGTTCCTCGATGGGGAGGTCGCGGTCACCCTGCGTCACGTAGCGGTCTTGCATGTACCTGTTGAGTGCGTCGGCGGGTATCCGCACCGAGGTCTCCACCCGGAAGTGGGGCAGCTTCTCAGCGTTGACCAACCGATATACTGTCATTTTGGACACATTCAAGACAGCGGCGACTTCACGCACTGTGAGTAAATCGCTCCATGTCACGGTCATCTTCGACACACGTAGCCGGTCGGCGACCTCGGCGACAGTGAGGACGGTGGGTTGGGTGGGGGGCAGTTGAATCCCGCCGCGCTGAATCCACTCCGAGTCGTTCGTAGAGGGACGAGGCCCTCCGCGCCCCAGGTGACTTTGCCGAAAGCGGTCACGCCTGGCCACCGGCCTCACTTGGGCTGAACGCGTGGCGCTCATGGCCGTCAGGCAGCGCACACTGAGACGGCCCCCACGGTGTCGGCGAGACAAACTGGCACCGTGCGGTCATGGGCTGTATCTCGATCGCGCCGGGGTCGCAGCCACCGCAGCCCGACTCCATAACGCCGTGCCCGCAGGGAGCCAGCGGTTCGGTCACGTTGCGCCTCGGTAGGTGGCGATGGTGCGGGCGTGAGCCGACGGGATCGGGTTAGTAGTGAACCCGACCCGGACGATTAGCCTCGCTTTCCGGGCGGCGAGGAACGCCGCCCCGAGCATGTTCGGAACGGGCGGGTCGCCGGCGCGGTAGCGGACGTCGACAGCGGAGAACTCCGCCCCGGTGGCGGCAAGGTTGTGGACGACGTCGCGGGCGGCTTGGCGCCAAACGGAGTCAAGCGCGGCGGGGGTGCCTAGGCCAGCGGCGGCGACACCGGCGTCACGGCGGGCGCAGCCATCGAGGAGGTCATCGAAGGCGAGTTGGGTTGGGGCAGATGCCACGGCTTGGGCGTCCTAACGGCTGGGGTGGGTGAGGGGGTAGACGACGGCGTCGATGATACGGGTGAGGGTGGCGTCAGTGTTGGGGGTGACACCGTTGAGGCGGTCGAGGCGGCGGTCAGCTTGGAGGGCGGTGAGGACCCGCCCGGACAGGTCGAGGCCGTAGCGGGTGACGGCTTCGAGGACCCGGCTGGTGATGACGTGCCGGTCGTAGTCCGTGAGGGGTTGGCTGTTGCGGTTGCGGAGGTCGGTGAGGCGGGTAAGTGCCTGTTCAGCGCGGGCTTTGTCAGCGGGGGTGAACGCCGGCGGCAAGGGAGGGCTCATCGGACGATGACCAACTTGGCTGTGTCGGACAGGAGGAGGGGGAGCGCGGTCTCGGCGACCTCAGTGAGGGGCATCCCGAGGGGCTTGTAGAGGGCGAGCACGGTGCGCGGTCGGAGGGCGAACTTGACGAGCTCGTAGGCGACGAGGACGACGCCGGCGGCCTCGATGGCGGTGACCTCGGCGTCGAGGACCGGGTTGCCGGCGTAGGAGATGCGTCCACTGGCGGCGTTGGCGTGGACTATTTCCCCGAGCTCGACGGGGAGAACTCGGTCATGTAGAGGCCCACCGATGAACAGAGCCGGGTGTTTCGCGGCGCGGCTCATCGGTGGTGCCCGGCGGGGTTGGCGCGTAAGTCAATGACCGGCATGAGCTCCGGCAGAGACATCGTCGGGTAGATGGTGATGAGGTCATCGACGATGGCCTTGGCGTGGTCATGGGTGGAAGCACCGGCGGCTCGGGCGTACGCGATGAGGGCGATGTAGGGGCCGACGGCTTCGGGTTTGAGGTCAGGCAACGGTGTCCTCCTTAACGTGCGCCCACGCTTGCCCGGTAACAATGCGCTTGATCTGCGGGCGGCTGAGTTTGTACCGGCGCGCCAACGACCGCAACGACTCTCCGTCGTCATGGCTGGCACGTATGTCGCGGACATCGGCGGCGGTGATCTTCGCTTGACCGTGAGCCTCACCACGAACGATCCTGTTGGGGGTGCGGTGGCTCCAATGCCGCTCGCCGGAAGGGAGGGACCGTGAGCCTCCCCAACGGTTGCGTTCGACCATGTCGCGCATGTTGTCGGCCTGGGTGCCGGCGTAGAGGTCGGTCGGGTTGCAACAGGGCGGGTTGTCGCAATGGTGCAGGACGAGGAGCCCGTGAGGGATCGGACCCACGGTGAGGGTGTAGACGAGCCGGTGGGCGTACCACCGTTTGCCCTCCCACCGGACGTACCCGTAGCCGAGGGGATGCCGGGCACCTTGCCACTCCCAGCACCCTGACGGCGTGACGAGGATGCGGCTGAGGATGCTGCCCGGCAGTTGGTGCACAGGTGGCACAGTACCACCGTGCCGCGCTCTACACAGCAGGGTCGCGGGGTTCGGCGGGTCGGGCGTCACGGCGGGTCGGCTCAGCCTCGGCCTCATGCACGGCCACAAGTGTCCCTCGACACCGGGGGCCACCTTGGCAGTCGACGTGCCCGCCCATGCCGGGGTAGTCGGAGAGCGCCTCGAGGAGGGTGCGATACTCACGGCCGTCAACGTGGCTGCAAGGTGTGCATGTGTTCCGGTCGAGCAGTTCCGACGCGTAGTAATAGGCGACGTCGGGGGGTGGGTGCGCCCGGAGCTGGGCGGTGCGCCCAGCGGAGTACGCCACATTCGCCGCCTGCCGCGCCAGGTCAGCGGCACCCACATCGGACACGGCCTGGGCTGCGGCGACGGCGCCGTCAACAACGGTGGCTGTGACCGGGGTGGTGGGGTCGGTGCGCGCCAAGTGGTCAGCGGCGGCGCCAAGCGCCCGACGTGGCAGTTCAGCGGCGGCACGGTAGACCGGTCCGGCGACAACATCAGCCACGTCCACATTCACGACAGGGACGCGGGCGCCTTGCCGGTCAAACTCATCCACAAGCTCAGCGGCTGCTTCGGCGGCGAGTGCCTGCGCGTCAATAACGGCCTGGGCGGCGAGGGTGGCGACGAGGTCATCCAGGCCAGGCAGGGTCGGACCTGTCGCAGCGGCGTACCGGGCGAACACGGCGGCGGTCTCAGTGATCGTGCCGGGTGCGCCGAGGGCGCGCCGGATCAGTTCACCGATGCCGGTGAGGGCGTCCGTGTGGCGGCGGTGGATGAGCCCGGCGACCCGTTCGATGGCGTCGTCGATGTCAGCGAACCGGGCCCGGGAGGCGACCTCGGCGGCGGTGGCGAGCCGCCTCGCCGACGCGGGGATGATACGGCGGCGGACCTGTTCGGTGTAGAGCTCAACCTCGACGGCGGTGACCTCGACGGCGAGGAGCGCGACGCTACGTGCCGTCGGCATTACGGCGCATAGCGGCCAGCGCGGCGGCGGCCGTCTCCAACCGCTCGGTCAGGGCCGCGGCGTAGGTGCCGTCGTCGCCGGCGCCAACGGGGTCGACTGTGACCCGGTCCGGGGCTGGGCCGTCGAAGCCGAGGATCTTGCGGCCTTCCTCCGGTGAGATGACGCCGGCGGTGATGAGGGCGGGGACACCGACCGATTGGACCCCGGCCTTGTCCGCCTCCGCTGTGGCGCCCTCGACGACCAACCTGGGGGGAAGCTGGTGGCGGCGCCGGATGTCGTCCTCGGTGGGCGGGTCAGGGGTGAGGAGCCCAGCTTCGGCGAGCGCCGCGAGGGCTTCCGCGGTGGGCTCCGCGTCGGCGTCGAGCCGGTCCGCGACGAGCAACGGGTAGGGCTCATCGGGGCCGTAGTTGTGCTCGACGTAGTCGCGGATGACGTGTTCGGTGGTGGTCTCTCCGACCTCCTCCGCCGTTGCGTCGCCGGCGCGGAGGAAGTAGTTGACGAACGTGTCACCAAGAGCCCGGGCGCCGTTGTCATGGCCGAGGTTGAGGAACATGGCAAGCGCGGAGCGGCCTATCTCCTCATCGTGGTACTTGAGCAACGGGAGCTCATCGCGGAGGGTGCCGGTGACCCCGAGGAGGGTGAGGGTGTACCCGGCGGGCATCGCGGCGCCGGCTTCGTCGCCGGCTCGGACAGCTTTGGCTATCTCCAACGCCCGGGCCCGGGAGCCGTTCTCGGGGTAGGTGACGACGGGGACGCCCATGCCGTTGCGTTCGACCACCATCGGGCCGAGGCGGCGTAGGTGGTCCTTGATGAGCCACGACGGGTAAGCGGTGCGGAGGATGCTGTTGCCGTACCAATCGGCGCCTTCGCGGTCGTGGCAGTAGTAGACGAGACGGTCGACGGGGATGGGGACGCCGTGGGGGTGGTCACGGTCGCCGGGGCGGGGGGTTTGGATGATGCCAGCGAGGCCACCGTCAGCGGCGACTGTGACGTCTGTGAGGGTGCGGGGTGGCCGCGGGGAGAGCTTGTGGATGTGGGCGACGTAGCCGCCGGTCCCCGGTGGGGCGGCGACCCCGGGCAGGGGTGGGCCGACTTGGTAGCTCTGCTCGAACGGGTAGAAGCCGTAGACCAACGACAGCAGCGCCTCTCGGCAGTGTTGCCGCCACACGATGCCGTGCCGGCGGCGGCGGGCGCGGCCGGCGGGGGTGTTGAGCCCAAGCTCGGCGGAGACCGCGGTCATGACCTCGGGGCGTACGTCGTCGCCGGCCAGGTGCCATCGGGCGCCGAGGATGGCGAGGTTGATGGCGGATAGCACGGAGCCGACTTGGCCGTCGGTGCGCCGCATCCGGTCGTAGACGTAGGCGGAGAGGGGGAAGCGGAGGTCGGGGGTGTCCTCGGTGGAGTCGACCCCGAACGCGGCGGCGGCTTGCCGGTTCGAGGGGGATGTGAGGATGGGGAAGCCGACGGTGCCGGGTGTGCCGAGTTCACCGGTGGGGGCGTCGGTCACGGGCATGGCGCTCAGGATAGGGCGACGCCGCCGGCCTCGGTGGGAGGGCGGCGGCGTCGCGGTCACCGAGCGGCGTCGGCCCGGTGGGCTCAGCGGATGAGCGCGTCTCGGACCTCTACTCCTCGGCGGCGAGGTAATCCACGACCTCGGCGTAGCGGTTGGACAGGGTCGCCAGGTTGGCGCGCTCGACGGCTTCCCTGTCGACGAGCTCGTCGTATAGGTCGGGGTCGAGGCTTCCCTGTCGACGAGCTCGTCGTATAGGTCGGGGTCGAGGCTTCCCTGTCGACGAGCTCGTCGTATAGGTCGGGGTCGATGACGGCGTCGAGGTGCTCCGCGATGAGGTCCCCGAGGACGGTCGGGTCGAGCGCGTCGAGCTCCCATGACTCCGGGCCGTACTGGTCGATGTAGGCGGTGGAGCGGGAGTCGGTCAGCTTCGTCGGGTTCGGCGGCGGGTCGTACTGCTCAACTTGGTCCATGTTGAGGGCGATGCGGCGGACCTCGATGGGGTCATGGCCGTCGAGGTCGACGGTGTCGTCGATGTGGTCCTCGATGGCTGAGTAGGAGCCCTCGGAGCCGAACTCGGCGGAGTGCTCACGGAGCCAGTCGGAGTAGACGAACGTGCGGAGCCGGTCGCCGATGTCTCGGGTCATGTCAATCCCCGATGGGTCGTGGTCGCCCAGGTGGAGCACGACGACCCGCTGGCCGCCGTTGAGGAGGTAGTCGAGATGCCGTTGACCGGCCGCCCAAAGCTCCGACTGTGAGACGTACCCGCGGCATGCGAACCAATCGACGTCGCGGGCGTCGGCGGCGCGTTGGACGATGCCCGCGAGGGCTTCCTTCTCCACCCAAACCTCCACCCGGGCGGATTGGTTCGCCCACTTGTCGATGCGGTAGGAAACGGGCGGCGCCGCGGATGATCCCACCGGGGGTGTCCCAATGCGAAGTTCCTTCGAGGTTGCGGGTCCGGTCGACGATGTAGTCCCAATCCAAAAGGCCAGCGAGGCGGCCCCGGTTGATGATGTCGCCGAGCCGCTTGTAGGACTGTTGGCGGTTGGTGAGGAGCCCGCGGGCGACGAACTGATAGTAGAGCTGGCGGAGGGTCAGGTCATAACCCTGGGCTTGGTACTCGGCGCAGATGTTGGTGGCGGTGGCGATGACGCTGACGGCGTCGGGCCCCGGGTTCCACGCCTCATAGCGGATGCGGCTCATGCTGAGGTCCTCTCAGCGGCGGGGGTCGCGTCGATGACGTCGACGGATGGGTTGCCCAGGCGGCGGGCGTTGCCGGCGGCGAGCATCCGATAGAGGACCTCAGCGAGCCGAGGTTCGAGGTCGTCGGTGTCTTTGGCTCCGACGCTGACGGTGAAGGTGACGGTGGCGGTGTGGCGGGGTAATGGTGGGCGACCTTGACCCGCCCAGGCGTCGCTCATGGGTCCCTCCTCGCCTTGGCATTGGCGATGAAGGCTTCGCCCTCCTCGGTCCACCATCGGCCGAGTTCGCGTTCTCGGCGGGCCTGGGTGGGGGTGCGGCCGAACTCGTCACGGCGGCCGAGGAGGCGGTCGATGAGGGCGCGGAGTAGGTGGACGGTCATGCGGTGCTCCCTGGGGTAGTAGGTACTGCCTACCCTAGGCCACCCGCCTAGACTTTGCAACAGTTTCCGGGGTAAAAGATTAGCGGAGTCGCGCCAACAGAGCCGCAACCGCCGCCGCCGCCGGCTGAGGCACCACACCATTCCCAATAGCACAGATAGCCTCCGTACCTGATTGCTCGAGAGGCCGTCTAGGCGGCGGCGAGGGTTTCCAGTTCGACGAGGAGAGGATCCTCCTCCACCAACCGGGCGGCGGCGGCCGGGTTCAGCGCCAGCCCGTACCGTTCCGCGAACAGGGTGTGGTAGAGGGCGAGCTCGGTGCGGCGGTGCGCCGCCCAGCGGGCGGCCTCGGCTCGGCGGTCGGCGGCGGGGAGGTTGAACAGGGGGGCGAGGGCGGGAGGCGGCGGGGTAGTCATGCTCGGAGGGTAGGTCAGTGGTGGTCCGGGCGGCAAGGGGCCCGGTCGGGTATGGTTTGGGTTGCGCCCGTCGACGCGCTTTGGGAGGTCGGCCGCTCTAGGGGTAGACGCGGCCGACCTCCCCCTTTTTTTGTCCACAGGGTTCTCCACCGTTGGGGGTAACTAGAGGGGGCGCCGGGCTAAGCCGGCGGTGTCGGCGCGGACACCCGCCGGTGCTGTGGTCGCCTCGGCTGGGTCACGGCGACGGCGGCGACCGGCGGCCGCCCGAGCCGGAGCAGACGACTCCAACAGATTCAGCAGATATTTGAGAGCGTCGAATGCATGGTCTTCCGCTCGGGTGTCAACATCTTCAACGCGGCGGGGGTCCCTCGGCAGGGCGGGGAGGGTGCGGATCAGGTTCCGGCACGTCGAATAGATGAGGAGCCGTGGGAGCCCGTCGGGGCGGACCCGGAGCTTGTCGGAGACGCCGGCGACCCCGGCGAGGCGGTCGTTGCGTGCCTTCACGACCTCCCCACCGAACACGTCGGTGTACGCGGCCGCTATCGACCCAGGCGGTGGCGTGTCCGGGTCGATGCCGCCGACAGTGACACCGGGGCCCTTCACCGACGCCGGGTGGTGCGGGGACCTTGCCCAGGTGGACGGGTCCAACGCAATCGGGATCGGCCGGCCGCGGCGGGGTAACCGTTCCCCTTCGACCTCGGCGTCGGCGATGGCGTCGGCCTGCTGTGCGGCGGTGAGCCCGGCCTGGTACAGCTCCCGGTAGACGACGACGAGCCCGTCGGGTAGGACGGCGCCCCACAGGGCACAGAAGGGGGCGTCTAGGCCGTAGTCGACCCCGACGCCCCTTGGGGTGCCACCGAGGGACAACGGGAGCTCCTCGGGCTCGATGACGTGGATGTCTCGGCGGAAGTGCCGGAAGCGTTGCCCGGCGTAGACATCCCAGTCGCCGTCTCTGAGGGCTCGGCGGGTGTCGGGGTCGAGGCGGTTGAGGCGGTCGATGTAGCCGGGGTCGACGTGTGGGTTGTCGGTGACGTAGGCGGGGATGAACAGGCGGGTGCCGGGGTTCGGGTCGTCGGCGTTGGGCGCCGGCCGCCACGCCTTCCCGGCCGGGTACGGGTCGACGTAGCGTGCCTTCACCCAGGCGTGGCCGACGCCGCCGGGGTTGGTGGTGAGGATGACCCGGGGGGTGATGTCTTTGGCGGCCATGAGGGCGGCGACGGACCCGGCGGCTCGGAGGCGGCTCATCATGTAGAGGAACTGGTACTCGGTGAACTGTGTGGCTTCCTCCCACACGATGAGCTGGTAGGCGGCGCCTTGGTACTTGGTGACGTCCTCGTCGCGGCCTAGGTGGGCGAGCTCAAGGGTGGATCCGTTGTGGAACGTCCAGAGCCGGTCGTTGGCGTTGTAGGTGCCGAGCTCGCGGGGTATCTCCTCGCGGAGGGATCGGATGGGGCCGTCGGCCCGGGACAGGTCGGGGAAGCTCCGCCGGAACAGGACGGCGGCGGCGCCGGGGATCTCCAACAGGAACGCGACGGCTTCGACCCGGGCGAAGCGGGAGTTGTGGGTGACGATGAAGTCGTCGGTGACGTACAGGCCATTGGGGTTGTCGACCGTGATGCAGCGGCCGTCTTCTACCACCGTCGCCTCAATGGAGACGATCGGGTTGTCAGCCCATTGGCCACCGACCGCGGCTGACCCGGCACCAATGACGTCGCGTGCACGTGCGACCTTGCGTGGCAACAGGAACAACCGGCCCAGCCCGTTGCCCCGGACGTAGATCCGGTAAACGGTTTTGCACATGACTCGCTCGCCGGCGCCATTGACGTAGCTGCCCGGCTTCCCGTTGCTGATCTTGGCGGTGAAGCCAAGCGACCTCAGTAGCCATTGCACGTCGGCGGCGAGGCGGGGGCTGACAGTGACGTACTCGACGTGGCCTCGCGCATCCACGTACCCGTCTGTGTCGAACAGCCCCTGCGCCAGGGCCAGGCGGTCGCCGGTGGGTGCCTGAAGGTAGCTGCGGGGGATGAATTTGGTATCCGAACGCACGCCGGCGAGGCCGACGCGTCGCACGTAGTGATGCGCGGCCTCAGGGTCGATCTCGAGGCCGGTGACACGTACAAGTGCGTGCCGCTTGCCGTTGGCGCCGTGCGTCAAGGTCAAGCTGAGTGGAGCTAGCTCAGCCTTGATCGCATCGGTGACCTCGGGGTCGACTGACGTGATGGTGGTCGACACCTTGCCGAACGAACCGTCGCCGAGCAGGGCACCCATCGTGTACGGAGGTAGGACGGGCCAACGCCCGGGCGGCGAGGTCAGTCGCACCGGCGCGGTCAGCGGCAAGGCTAGGCCGTGCCCGGCATGAATGCGGTCGTGCATCTGCCGGGTCGTCATGACGGTGTACCGCTGGTAGTAGCGGTGGTTCCATTCCTCGGCCGCGGTCAGCCCTGCGGGCACTTCACCGAGGGGGACCTTGCGTCGCTTCCGGCCGAGGCGGGCGCGCACGGCCCATAGGTGGTCTCCTCCAGCTTCGACGGAGGCTCCGTCGGCGAGGGTGACCCGGTAGAACTGCTGGTTCCTGGGGTGGTGTAGCGCTATGACGGTGGCGACGGTGCCGTCGGGGTTGCAGACCTGCTGTCCGACGGTGACGTCGCCGAGCAGGACGAACCCTTTGGGGGTCAGGACTTTAGTTTCCATACTCACATCATACGATGGTGCAGCCCGGTCGGGACAGCGGCCGACCTTGCCGCCGCCGGCGGCGCCGCCGTAGAGGAGCTCGTCGACGGCCACAGAGTGCGCGAGTGCCTGTTTGGGGTTCGGTTCATAGCCGAGGTCGACGGTCCGGCCGACCGGGTCGGTGGTCACCCGAGGAGCCACCGGACGAGGCCGGGGTTGTCACGGAGGACACCGAGCAGCGGGCCCGCTGTGGCGGCCACCCGGGTGGGTTGGCGTGGGCCGGTCACACCGGGCTCGCTTTCGTTTTGCGGCTGGGTTTCCACCGTCGCGGTTTGGGTCGTGAGCGGCGTGGAACAGGTGTCGGGTGGCCGGTACGCGGCGATGGTGGGGGGTGGTGGTCGATGGGGCCGGCTTCACGGCACGCGACCCCTTGGGCGCGGTTGCTGTGACCGATGTGCCAGGTGTCGGGTGGGCAGGCGTAGGTGACACCGTCGCCGAGGCGGCGGCGGCAGGGGTAGCCCGTGATGCTGGTGCACTCAGGGCGGGCGAACAGGTGCAGGGTGGCGGCGTTGCGGGCGAGGGTTTCGGAGTCGTAGACGATGCGGGTGCAGCCGTGGCGGGCGTCGGCCATCATCGCCGCCCGCTTCGGGTCGAGCCGCCGGTCTCAGAGTTACAGACCCCACACGCCGGCCGGATGTTGGTGCGCCGGTAGGTGCCGCCCCGACAGCCGGGGATGATGCGGTCGACGGTGACGTCGGCGGCGGTGAGGAGGCGGCCGCACCGGTAACACCGGCAGGCAGGGACCAGCTTGTCGAGGACGTCAAAGAACGGGTTGTCCAGGAGCTGGTCGACGAGGTCGTCATGGCGGCCGGGGTGGGCGAACCACGTCTCGATCTTGGTGGTGTGGACACGGAGGACGCGGACGCCGTCGACGTCGGCGCGGTAGGTGGCGACAAGCCACTCCCGGCGCCGGCGTCGGGCTTCGGAGGAGCCGCGGCGGTTGCCGTTGGTGGTGCCGCGGGTAGTCATGGTGTCCACGGTTGCGGGTCGGTGGCGGCGGAGTCCGCCGGTGTGGTGATGACCCCGTAAGCGAACACGTCGCCGGCGTCGAGCTCGCGGACCTCAACCCAGGTGCCGTCATCGGCGGGTTGCCACCATCCCAACCACAGACCGGACGGGTGCGCCACCACCGGCGCCTCAGCGGGAGCCGGGTCGCCGCTGGTCAGCCACAGGCCGAGGCGGTGGGACACCTTCGGTCGGACCTCGATGCGGCCGTGGCAGCCGGTGGTCCCCGACCCGCACAGGCGGAGGAGGTTCGACGGGTCCCACCGGCCACCCTGGGACCGTTTGCGGCGGTGGTGGATGTTCGTGCCGGGTGCCCCGCATAGTTCGCATCGGCCGCCGGCGCGGGTGTTGACGATGGCTCGGCCGGTGGCTTCGGTCACCATCGGGTCCACACGATCAGGGCGCCGGCGATGAGGGCGGCGACGACAACGATCGTGGTCACCGGGCACCGGCGGTGAGGGGGTGTTGGGGGTCGGCAGTGGGGGCAATCGCAGCCACAGACCGGGCAGTTACGGGCGTGTCCCGGGACGTGGTCGCCCCACAGGACCTCATCCATTGGGTGCCCGCCGGGCGGCTCTGGCGGCGTCTACGGCCATCCTGACGGCATCGGTGACGAGTGGACCCAGCTTGGTGGCTTGGTCGTCGTCGAGGACGAGGACCCGCGGCGGGTAGAACTCGCCGAGTGGGTGTGTGAACCGGAACACTAGCGCCGGTTTGGGGCCGACGCCGGGGACGTCGACGCCGGCGGCCATGACGACGACGCCACCGGCGGGCTCGGCGTCATGCGGGTCGAACAGTGGCCCGGTGGCGGGTTGGAGGGGGAGGTCGAGGGAGTTGCCGAGCCGACGAGTGTCGTCATCCATTGGGTGCCTCTCGGGTAGTGGCGGGGAAGTCCTCGGCTTCGAGGCCGACGATCGTGACGCCGCCGCCGAGCCATCGGATGAGGTCGGACAGGACAGCGACGAGGCCGAGGTCGTGGTAGACGGTGACGGCCGACACACACCGGAGGGTGCCGTCTCGGAGGGTGGCGGTGGCGTACCACCGGACGGGGACGCCGGGTGGCGGGTCAGGGGTGTCAGGTGGGATCGGGGTGCCGTCGGGTTGGGTGTAGCCGAACTCGACGGTCCGGCAGGTGGTTCCGAGTGCGTTGATGCACGCGGCGATGCCTTCCTGGAGGCCGAAGGCGATGCCGCGGATCACAGGGCACCTTCGCTTTGGTATCTTCCGGTTCCGTTGAAGTCCTCGCAGCCGAACAGGCAGGGCGGGCAGAGCGCCGGTGACGCCACTACCTCGCCGTGGTCTGCTGGCTTGCGGAGGCAACGGCGACCACCGTGGAACGAATCCAGACACTCGCAGTGATTGGGGACGTGAGGGGCGCTCATCGCGGCGGCTCACCGGCCGCGCACCGATGCCGGTTGCAGATGACTGTCATTTGACGGCGGCGCATGTGCATGACAGCCGCTCACATGGGCAGTCGTCGTCGGTGACGGGGTGGCCGCCGTGGGAGCAACCCTCAAAGGCACACCCTCGGCGGTGCTCATCATCGAGGATGGCCTCACCTACCCGGCACCTTTGTGCTCGGTCCTCGGCTATCGGCTCAAGGTAGACGTCATCGTCGCGTGGCATGAGGTTCCTCCGTGGGGGTAGACGGGGTAGGTTCACAGACTAGCCACCCGCGGGGGTGGTGTCCACATTCTCAGCGACATCGGTGGGTCGCTTCGGTCGAGGTATCCCGAAGTTCACAACCAACGTGCCCCGCTCAGTGGCTTCGCCGCGGAGGAGGGCGAGGTCATGGATGCCCCGGGTGAGGGCGCCGATGAGGTCCCGGGTCGGTTCCAGCGACGCCAGGTGTTGGTAGCGGCGCATCATGGTCGCCGCGGTGCGCTTGTCGGCGGGGGGGACGAACCGGTCCAGCTCCGTCGACCACTCCCCGAGGTCACCGTCGTCGAGCTCGCCGGCGTCGGCGTTCGCTTCGAGCCGACGAATGAGGCCGGTGGAAGCGACGTCGATGACGTACTCCAACCGGGTCACGGTGGCTTCGGTGAGCTGGGCGGCACGGACAGCGGTAGCGGCCGCCGTCTTTGGGTTGGTGGTGTCGATGCTGGCGGCGCGGGCCCACTTAGTGAGGGTGGCTTTGGGGACGGCGAGCTCATGGTGCGCGGCGGCGATGCCGGCGTCGCGGATGAGTTCGAGGGCCCGTTCGCGGGTGTCGTCGGGCCAGCGCGTCCCGCGGCTGTGCTTTTGGCTTGCTCCGTTCACCCGGCGGCGGGTGGTCATGGCTGGTAGGGGGTGGCGTGGCCGGCGTCGAGGAGTGCTTGGCAGAGGGAGGGGGCGTCGAGTTGGCCGTCGGCGTCGACGGGGACGAGGTCGGCGAGGTAACGACCATACTTCTCGCGGCGGTCCTTGATGGTGCGGAGGGCGAGACGTGTGCCGATGAGGAGGCTGCTGCGGTGGTAGGTGTCGACCCAGCCCTCGACGAAGGCTTTGGCGGCTTTGCCGGCGTCGGTGTTCATCTCGGGGGCGTTGAGGCCGATGAGGCGGACGGTCATGGCGAGGGTGGTGTCGCAGCCGAGGTCGACGGCGAGGTAGAGGGTGTCGCCGTCGATGACGCGGGTGACGGTGGCGTGGCGTTCGTAGACGGGTGGGATGGTACCTGGGGCGGTGGTCATGGGGTTCTCCTGGGTGGGCGGTAGTGGATGACGTCGTAGCCGCCGTCGGGGCGGGCTTTGAGGTCGCCGGCTTGGAGCCATTCGTTGATGAGGTCTACGGCGCCTTGGGGGGTGGTGCCGTTGCGGGCGGCGAGGCGGGCGGTTGGTTCGGTGATGGTGCCTTGGCCGTCGTGGTAGTGGAAGCGGACAAAGCGGGGCGGGCGGCGGCGGGTCATCGCCAAAGTGGAGCCGCGTCGGCTACGGGGGATTCGTCGCGCTGTTGGTCGAAGCGTTGGAGGACGGTGGTGAAGGGGACGGTGGGGACCTCCTCGTCGGGTCGGATGGTGCCGACGCCGACGGTGATGAGGACCCAATAGCGGAGGCGGTGGGGGAGTCGCTTAGCGACCCGGCTGAGGGTGTCGTCTCGGAGGCGGGTGGCTCGCTCGGTGACGTGGTAGCGGGTGATGAGGTAGAGGCGGTCGTACCGGGTCAGGTGGGTTGTGTGGTAGCCGTGGCGGGCTTGGCAGGCGGTGTCGCGGCAGGGGCGGAGCCGGGTGGAGAGGGTGGTCATGCGTGGGCCTTCCTGGGGTGGCGGGTGAGGGCGCGCTCGACGGCTTTTACGATGACGCGGGCGTAGCGGTCTCGGATGTGGCGGGCGTTGTCTAGGGTGACGGCGTCGGGGCCGAGGGGGTCGATGGGGTCGGCGATGGTGGCGAGGGCTGAGCGGTGGCCGTTGGCTGAGCCGACGGGGAGCCCGGTGCGGGGTTTCACGTCGACGACGTCGCCGGGTGGGGCAGCCAGGGCGGTCAGGTGGCGGGGTTGCAGGGGGGCGCGGAGGGCGGTTCGGGTGTAGGTGTGGGCGCGGTGTTCGGCGACCGTCGGGGAGGCCGGGTCGGGTGGGGTGTCGACGTGGCCGGGTGGTCGGGTGACGTCGGCCGGGCCGGACAGGACGCCGGTGTGGCGGAGGTCGTCGCGGGCGGCTTCGAGGGCTTGCTGGCGGGCGTCACCGGGTGGGAGTTCGCTGGTGTAGCGGTGGGCGTGGGCTTCCAGGTAGAGCTCGACGGCTCGGGCTATGACGGGGGCGGGTTGGGTGGTGAGGGCGGCGGCGCCGAGGATCAGGACGCCGAGGCCGTCGCAGAGTGGGCAGGTTCCGTCGACTAGGCCGCCGTATCGCCTAGAACAGGCAGGGCACGTTCTCCGGGGGAAGGTGGTCACGACGTTGGCGATGGTACGCGCCCGGGGAGCCGGGGTTAGACGAGTGTGAGCTCCTCGGCGCGTTGTCGGTAGGCGTCGGGGTCGGCGGCCGCGTCGATGCCGGTGAGGCGGGCTGGGGTGGTGGGCATGGCGGCGAGGGGTCCGTCGTTGGGGTGGATGTCGTCGAGGAGGCGGCGGATGGCGGCGACAGCGGGCGCCGGGTCGGCGGAGATGAGGGAGTCGATGACGGCGGCGTTGAGGTCGTCGACGACGTCGGCGGGGCGGGTTCGGTCGGTGGCGCGGATGACGGAGGCCATGAGGAGGGCGGCTTCCTTGGGCGTGAGGGGTCGGCCCGTCGCCGCGAGGGCGGCGCGGACGGTGGGGATGACACCGGCGGGTTCGGCCATGCACCTAGTGTGGCACGGCTTGGGGACAGGCGGTGGAACTAGCGGCGGCGTGGTGAGGTCATGGGATGGTTCCGCCGGCGTCGAGCCACCCGAGGAGGGTGTCGACGTCGGCGTCGACCTCGTGGGGGTGGCGGGGTGGCTCGGTGGCGATGTCGGCGAGGGCGGTGGCGCGGCGCTCTCGGTCTCGGCGGAGGCGGATGAGGGCTCTGAGCGTGTCGCCTCGCTCGCCGATGCGGACCGGCCCGTGACCCATGTAGAGGCTCCGGTCGGCGGCGTCGACGACGGCCCGGAGTTCCCTAATGACGTCGGTGTGGTCTCTGTTCGACGCTGAGCGGAGGTCGATCCTGGGCATGTTCCACAGCCACAATCGGAGCTGTGTGAGTGGGGACAGGCGGAGCATCACGCTTCTCCCTTTCCCGGTGAGAGGGTCGCATCGGCCCGGTCCGGTTCGCCGGGCAGGGTCCACCGAATCGGCATCACCAACCCCGACACATGAGGGTCGGACTCCGGGTAGTCGACCGCCGCGACCTTCTCCGCCCCACCGAAGTCCCACACCAGCGGCCCGAAGCACCAGCGGCGGACCGCTGCGAGCCGGTGCAGGAACTCAGGATTGAACGCCAACCGGGTCGTCTTGACACTCTTGAAGCCCTCCACAAGCGCCCGCCACTGCGGGTAGTCAGCTTGCACCACCGGCAGATAGACCTCCTCCGTGTCGGGGACACTGAGCACCGCGAACACAGCCACCAACCCCGGCAACGTGTCCGGCACATTCGCCCCGGCGGGGGCTTTCACGTCGAACGTGACCTCAACCTCCAATGTGCCCGGTGGGAGGTCGTCGGTTTCCATCCGCTTCGCCAGCGTCATCACGTACCCGAGGAGCGACTTGGCTCGGCCGTCGAAGTCGGCGGCGACGATCGTGCGCTCCGGTGCTTCGTCGAGCGCCGGTTCGGCGGCGGTGGACGTGTCAAGGGACGGCACCCACGCGGTGAGCAGCATGAACCGGTCGGTGGCGACCAGCCGCAACCCGTGGGTGTGTTCCTCGATGGCGATGGTTTTGGCGAGGACGGCGGTGTCGTCTTTGGCCGAGGACGCCTGGGCGACCGATAGCCAAGCGCGGGCGAACGTGGGCGCGTCAAGTCTCATTATCTTCTCCTTCTTGCTGGCCAGGCCGGGGGACCGGTGGCAGGGGTGGGGTTTCGTCCTCATGGACGCAGGGGCAGCACCGGCTGAACAGTCCCCGCTGGGCGCACACACGGCACGGTGCGCCTCGGGAAACGTCAACACCGCATCCGGGGCACCGGACGATCCAATCAAACTCGGTTGTCATAGCGCTGGGTGTCGGTCGGCCGGTTCGGGGCGGAGGATGATGCGGCCGACCGAGGCGAGTGGGATAAGTGTGGTGGCGCCGTCGACGTCGACGGCGACGTAGTCGGAGCCGACGCCGACGACCCGACCCTCAACCCTGTTGGCTCCGATGTGGGTCTGTGCCCGGATGGCGTCCCATTTCGCCGCCGGGTAGTTGAGGTCGATGAGCACCCACGGCCGGTCATACACGTCGACGGTCTCGATGATCTTCTCGATGAGGGTGGTGAGCATGTTGGTGGTCATGGGGTCCTCTTGGGTCGGGCGGTTCGGGTGGTGATGTGAAGTTCGACGCCGTACCCGGCGGCGTAGCGGACGAGGCGGCCGATGGTGGGGTTGCCGCGGCCGTGTTCGAGCTCTAGCAGGGTCACGTCGGAGACACCGAGCTCCCGGGCGAGCTGTGCGCGTGTCCGCCCGGATCGGGTCCTGGCGGCGGCCAGGGCGCGGCCGACGTCGCCGGCGATGACGCGGACAGTGGCGTCGGTGCGGTCGGTGGCTTCGATGCTCATGCGTCGTTGGTTGCCAACGCACCGGCGTCGAGGGCGTCGAGTGCCTCATCGACGTCGACGCCGGTGGGGGCGTCCGGGTCATGGTCGCCCGGGTGCCCGGCGGGCAGGGCGCAGGGTTCGCCGCCGGTTTTCGCGTCGGCGGTGTTGCACAGGCCGTCATGGGTGGTTTCGGTGAGGACCGTTGGCTCTAGGCCAGCCAGCTCGGCGGCGGCCTGTGCCGCCGCCGAGGTTCCGTCGCCGCCGGCGGTGGCAGTGACGCGGGTCAGTAGGTCATCGGTGGCGACACCGTCGTCATCGTCGAGCTCCGCCACGGCGGGTCCGCTGGTCGAGTCGCCGCCTCCCATGAGGTCGCCGAGACGGTCGAGCTCGTCGGCGGTGGCGAGGAGGTCGATGACCTTGACGGCGCGGCCGCGGATGTCTTTGCCGGCTCGGCGGTCGGCGGCGAGCCCGGTGGCGGCGCGGATTCCGGCTCGGCGGCGGCGGTCAGCTTCGGCGCGGACAGCTTCGGCGGCGATGGTGGCTTGGTCGGGGGTCAGGCGGAACACGGTGGGGCCGGGCATTAGGTGGGCTCTCCTCGGGTTGGTTGGTGGCGGGGGGTGAAGCTGACTATGGCGTTCGCGTTGCCCGGTAGGGCGTCGATGAACATGACGGGGACGCCATAGATGAAACGGATTCCTTGAAGGCCGCCGCCAGGTACGTACGGGGGGACCTGGGCGGCCGCCGGCGGTGCGAGGAGGACTGTGACGGTGCCCGGTTCGGCGGCGGCTTTGGCGGCTTCGATGCCGGCGCTTATGTCTTGGATGAAGGTCATGCGGTGGCCTCGCTGGGCTCGGCGGCGGTGGCTTCCTCGGCTTCGATGGCGGCGACCACTGCGGCCGCTTCGGCGTCGGCGGCCTCGATGGCGGCGCGTTTGCGGGCGGAGTCGAGGATCACGACGAGCCTGGGCGCCGGGTCGGGTGCCTTGGCGGTCACCCCGGGCAGGTCGAGGACCTCACCCGGGTCGGGGGACAGTGTCCCGGTGGGGTCGGTGACGAGGACCTCCCGCTCGATTCGGACGTTGCCCTCACCGCTGTCGTCGACCTCCTTTTCGAGGACCTCGGTGCAGAGGCCGTCGAGGGCGGTGGTGGTCCACTTGGGGTCGACCGTGGCTGTTGTGGTGGTGACGTCGACCCCGGCGAACCCGAGTGCACCGAGGGCGGCTTCGAGCTGGCCGGAGGGGACAGTGACGGTGGCGGTGACGGCGTCCGGGTGGCGTTGGGCAACCCAAGATGCCCACGCTTCGGGGTCGGTGACGGCGACCTGGGCTTCGGGGTTGGTGCCGTCGAGGCGGACCTTGCCGAGGGTCGCCTTCCAGCTCGGGGCGGCGTTGTCGGCCTTCCAGCGGCGGCGGGCTTCGGCTTCGAGGACGTCGCGGAGCCGGTCGACGCGGGCTTTGGCGGTGGCTTGGACGGCGGTGGCGTCCAAAAGGGCGTCGAGGTAGCGGTTGATGTTCACTCGGTGCCTTCCGGGGGTAGACGGGGTAGGTGGACAGGCTAGCGCATGACGTAGGGGCGGGGAAGCACACCGAAGGGCGGGTCGGCGTACACGCCGGCGACGCCGGCGATGTCGTATGCGGAGCGGGCGTGGCGGAGTTTCCCGGTGCCGACCTGCCGGAGGTTCGTTTCGCGGGCGCCGTGGAGCTCCGGCGGGTAGGCGACCAACGGTTTCCCGCCGTGGCCGCTGGGTGGGACCCGGATGGCGCCGCCCAAGGGGTCGGCGGCGGTGAGGACCGCTCCGAGGATGACACCGGTGCCGAGGAGTCCTTGGACGGAGACCATGCCCATGTGTGGGCTCGGTGGGTTGAGGTCCTCAACGGCGACGGTGCTGGGGACTCGGAGGCCGAGGCCGGCGAGGTTGCGGACCGCGTTGACGACAGCTCGACGGTAGCCGTCGGAGTTGGTGTAGTCGTTCCGGTCGAGCACGGCGAACTCGACGACGCCGCCGTCGGGGGACCGTAGGCACAGGCCGGTGAAGCGGCCACCCGGGTCGACGCCGAGGACGTGCGGGCGGTGGAGTCGTTGGGGTGTCATCCACAATCTCTCTCGGTTTTGTGATGCCGACGCCCGACAGGTAGGCAGTACGGGATTGGGCAGCAGGGTTTCTAGTGGGGGTTGTCTTTACTTAGGGTTAGGGTGCCACTGTGGCGGGGGGTAGGGGTGCCACTCTGACGGGAGGGGGGGTGTCACTGTGGCGGGGGGTAGCGACCTTGGGGTTAGGTTCACCACCTTTTTCTCCACAGGTAATCCCCAACGGTGTCCACAGGTACAGGTTGGGTCGGTGATGTTTCACCCGTCGCTCATCGGGGGACCCGTTGATGACCCGACGGATGACGCCGCGGCCTTCAAGCTCGACGATGGCTCGCTGCACCGTCCGCTCCGATAGGCCAGTCCGGCGGATGAGTCGGCGGATGCTCGGCCAACACTCCCCGGTGTCATCGTTGACGGCGTCGGAGAGGATGAGTAGGACGTGGCGGGCGGTGGGGGACAGGTCGGTGGGGGCGTAGTCCATCGCCCAACGCATCGCGGAGATGCTCAACGGCGACTCCTCTCGGGGCGACACGGTCGACGTCGGACGGCGTCAACTTTGGGGCGACTAGGTTCGGGGGCGCGAGTCCGCCGGTGAGGAACGCTGGGGCGATAGGGCACCGGCGGACTCGCATCTAGTCGGGGACACTACGCCAGCGGTGACGGGGCGCCTCGGGGGTCACGCACGGCCACCGCGTGCGCCTCGACGTACCTGCCGGCGGCCATGAGTAGCGAACCAAGTTCGACGACACCGGGTGCTTCGAGGAGTGCACGGTCCTGGTCGGTGAGGGCGTCGGTGACGAGGGTGCGGCGGCCGGTGTCGCCGGCTTTGCGGTACAGGTCACGGATTTCCTCGACGTCGTCCGATTCCAACGCGGCCACCGCGTAGTCCTCCGCCGTCACACCCTCGGGCGACTCTGTGGGCCGATCTGAGGGGTTGTCTTGTGTCGGTGGGGGGATCGGGTCACCCGGGCTCTGTTCGGCTGTGAGCGGCCCAGGGGGCGGCGGTGGCGGCTCATTTGGGGCCGGTGACGTTTCCACGACGACCGCATCGTGGATGTCGTCGGCTTTGGCGGCCTCAGCCTGAGATGGTTGCGCCGCCGGCGGCGGCGGGGTTGGGAGGTCATCGGGGGTGACCGGCTCGCCGGCGTCGTTGACCTCCGCCCCGAGCTCCTCCGGGGTGTAGTGGACACCCATGAGGGCGTCCTCGGCGGCCTCCCGGCCAATCTCGGTGATGACGCGGGCTTTGAGCATCGCCGCCGGGTATTTCTCCCATTGGGTCCGCTTGCCGCGTTCGGTGCGGGAATGGATGCGGCCGTCGACGAAGGTGAGCAGCTCGGCACGTTCGGCGTCTTGGAGGGTCCAATCGGCCCTGTAGGTGTAGTCGGGGTCGTCGACCCGTATCAAGGTGGCGACCGCTTTGATGGTGAGGTCGTCGAGGTTGCCTTCGGTCCACACCCGGAACTTGTGCCCGGCGCGACGGATGAGGGCGGAGATGAGTCCGGCGGAGGCGGACGGTTTGCCGTCGATGACGTGCATCCCGGTGATGGCGGTGACCGGTGCCACGTCGAGGGCTTTGGCGTACTCGACGGCAAACGCTAGGGCGGCCGGGTTGCCGCGGAACGCCGGGGGGAGGGCGCTGTTGGCGAGTCCCTTTGGGTTGTCGCCGCCGGCGAGGAGATGCGCGTATTGCCGGAGGCTGACGACATCTTTGGGTCCGTCGTAGCGGGTGAGTTGGACGCCGGTCATCGTGACCTCTTGGTGAGCTGGGCGCCAGCGAGGAGTAGGCCGGCGGAGAGCGCGAACACCACGGCGATGACCCGGCCAGCGGTGGAGTCGTCGGAGACGGCGAGGAGAGCCGCGACACTGACCGCGGCCGCTGACACGACTAACGCCCAACCGGGCACATCATCGGGTGGGGGGGTGGGGTAGTGGGATGACCGCATGAGGGGTTGCTCCTCGGGGTAGAGGGGGTAGGTGGTTGCTAGGCATGGAGCCTAACAGGAAGCACCGACGGTACGCCATAGATGACGCGACCGTCGGTGCTGTTGGGTGTTGGCAGCCCGATCCCGATTTCGGGGACTCTACCTTGAGGAGGGTTTACCTGCCGGGCTTGGGGGCGACGAGGGCAAGGACCCCGGTTATGGACGCCACCGTGACCGTGTCGACCACCTGGGGCGACGGTATGCCCATCGCCGCCAACACGATGACCCCTACGACGCCGATGACGGCGCACGCACCGACGATGTAGAGGGCGAGAGCGGAGGCGTCGCGGGGCGGGACGACGTCGCGGGTGGGTGGGTCAAGGGCGGGTTCACGGGTCATGCGAGTTTCCTTTGCCATTCGGTGTACCGCTGCGCCATCTGCGCGGCGTAGGCGTCGGCGGCGGGGCCGCTGCCGTTGTAGCGGCGTGCCGCGTCGACCCAGTTCCCGTAGGTGTTGTAGTAGCCAGCGAGGATCTGTAGGCCGGTGAGCAGATTCACATAGGGCCGCCAACATCCCCCTTGGGCGTCGGCCTTGTCTTGTATGGAGTAGTAAGTGAGCTGCACCGGCCCGCAGCCCTGCATCAGCCGGTTACCTGAGGCGATGCGCTCACGTTTGTACTCGGCGTAGTTGGCCTTTGTCACAGCGCCTCTGCCGACAAAGATCGTAGGGTCCGAGCCCCACACATTGAGTCCCCCGGAACTTTCTTGCATGAGCAGGGATGCAGTTACATAGAACGGCACCCCGGCCTTCTTGCTGGCACGGTAGGCGCGGACGGGGATCTTGATGCCGCCGCTGCGGGCCTTGGCGATCTGGGCGAGGGCAATGGTCACTGCTCACTTCCCCTTACCGTCGAGCAGGTAGGGGATCGGGACGCCGTTGAGGTCGCGGCTGAAGCCGAGGATGCGGTGACCCCACACACCGGTGATGAACGCCGGGGTGACGGGGGTGACCATTCCCGGTCGCCCTGTCGCATCGGTTTGCCAGAGGATGCGCTGCCCGTTCTGGAATCTGCCGCCGGCGAGGAATACGTGGCCGTACAGCGACCCGCCAGGGCGTTCGGAGAACACCGGAGCGCCAAACGGCCACTCATCAGGGTCAGCGGTGACCGTCTTGTGTTTCGCGGCTTCCCATGCCTCCTTGGCCGACTCGTAGTAGGGGTCGATGCCGAGACACTCACGGACGTTCTTGAGGCAGTACCCGACCTTGCCGAGGTAGTAGTCGGTCTCGTACCGCTTGCGCGCAAAGGCAGTGGACTGACGGGGTTGGGTGTTCACCATCACTTACCACCGGCTTTGGCTTCGTCGTCTTGGATGACCTTCTTGCGGGAGTCATCGGGGTAGGGGTCATTTCGGGTGAGGTCGAGGTCATTGTCCTCGGGTTCAACCGGGATGGTCTCCGTCATTTTGGGGCTCCTTCGGGGTGTTGGTTTCGACCATACGCCACCGGGCACCGACAAGGTCAGTCGCCGGTCTCTGGTGTGTCGGGAAGCGGTGGGCGTGATCGGGAGTTGGCGTACCTTCGGCGCTCGAAGAAGGTAATGAGCAGGACGGCGCGGTTGGCGAGCAGCAAACCGACCGGGTTGAGCACCGCGTACCAGCCGAACGGTTCACCGATGCGGGTCACGTTCTGCCACACGACTTCCCCGGCGAAGAAGAGGAACGCGATCCCGACGTTGACCACGTGGGACGGTAGGACCCCCTTGAGTGGCTGTCCGCCGCTTGCGGCTTTCTCGTTGCGGCGGGCCTTGTTGTAGTACCAGACGGTGGCGAGGGTCTGGTAGACCAGCACCGCGTACAGCACGACGGCGACGCCGCGCAGCATGTCCCAGATCATTCTTGGTCCTGGTCTTTGCTGTGCTCGGACCACGTGTTGTTCGGAGCCGTGTCGTCAGGAAGGGTGCCGATGCCCCCGGTCAGCAGTTCCTCTGAAACTTCCACGCCGGCTTTACGAATAGCGTCGCGGAGGGCGTTGACGATGACCCACAGCCGGCGAACCTCCGCTGCGTGCTCGGCTTCCCGATCCTCCGCCCTGCGACGAGCGCTGCGCTCCTCCTCGATCGTGCGGGCCACTTCTTCGGCTTGCCGCTCCGCGTCTACCCGGCGGGAGCGGCGTTCCTGCTCCAGCTCGTCGGAGCATCGTCGGGCGGCGGCTTCGGCAGCCGCGGCGCGTTCCTCAGCAGAAACCACTCGTCTCTCCAACTGTTGGATGTTTCCGTAGGCGATCCGCAGCGACTCCGCGTTGGACGCCTCGGCGCGGCGGTACGCCTCAGACTCGATGCGTTGAAGCTCTACGTCGTTATGCCGAACCGTCTCCCGTTTGCGTTCTTCCTCTGTTTGCTTGGCGGCCGCGGCGGCCTGCTTCGCACGACCACGCTCATTCCACTGAATGTAGACAACGCTGGCGATGGCGAACATCCCGGAGATAACCGCACCCAGGATCACGCTGTTCACTCATGCCTCCCAGGCGACGTCGAACGCGCAACCGATGTTGGTGTCGGCAAGGCCAACGTTTACGCCGCTGCTCTGGATGATTTGCACGGCCCACACGTCGTTGACGACGCAGTCCTCGACCCACCCTAGGGTTTGCCCGTTGTAGGCGGCGGCGTTGACCCCGGACCCGGCGGGTTGGGTGATCCCGGCGACGGCGGTGCCGTTGCGGAGCAGCCTCAGACCCCGCGGGCCGTCGGGGTTGTTGTCCCACTGCACCTTCGCTGACACCCGGTAGCGGCCTGGCACCTTGATGGTGATCCCGTCCCGGGGGGCGGGGCTCGCCATCGCGTCGGTGTCGATCGCGGTGGCGGCGAAGGTGACGGTGGTCGGGACTGTGGCGGTGGTGAGGTTGCCGCCCCCGACACCGGTGAGCCGGCACCGTGGCCGGGTGGTCCGACCGCCGCCGGCGGTGGTGGTGGGTGACAGCACCCGGCCGGCGGTGTCGACGGCGGCGAGGAGGTTCCCGGCGGCGTCGCGGAACTCGCGAAGGTTGGTGGCCTGCCCGGCGACGAGCTGGTCAGTGGCGCCACCGGTGACCTTCGCGCCGACCACAGCCCATGCGGCGCCGGAGTCCCGGAACATAACCCCAACGTCGGTGGCGAACCAGTAGCGGTCACGGATCGACGCCGCCGGCCGGGCAGAGAGGAGGCCCGCCTCGAAGCGGCCGGCGTAGGTCTCAACGGACGCCATCGCGGCGTCCAGGTCGACACGGCGGAGAGGGTCGGTGCCGGCGGACCATCGGCGCACGAGCATCCGGGCCGTGGTCGTAATGGTCACGCGGGCAATCCTCTCCGACAACCACCGGTAACGGGTGGACGCGCCTAGGTTGTGGCTTCCACGTCGCCCCAGGTGGGGGCGACCGTCTCTTGGGTGGTCCAGGTTGCGTAGGCGGCCTCGATGGTGTCCCAGGGGGCGGCGTAGTAGGTGTGGGTGACGATCACACCGGCGGGTCGGGCCCGGCCGGTCTCGACGGCGGTGACCACCGATGAGGGACCACCGGGGGTTTCCTCGACGACGGTGATGACATCAATGTTGTGGGGTCCGGTGGGTCGGACCCGCACCGACCGGGTTCCGGTGAGGACGGCTTGGGCGGCGGTGACGATCGCACCGCGGGTTCCGACTTGCCACCCGGCGGAGGCGTCGGCGATGGTGGCGCGTCTCGCGGGCACGTCGAGGGCCGGGTTGAGGGTCACACCGACGAGGGTGGCGAGCCACGGCAACCACCCGGGGTCGGCGAAGGCGGGGTCGACGAGGTCAGATGTGGCCCAGGCGTCGAGGGCCGGGTCGTAATCCGGGTCGTCGGGGGCGACGTAGTCGATGCGGTCTATGAGGTCAACGATCGCCCCGAGCTGGTCGACGACCAACGACAGGTAACGCAACAGGGCGAAGTCTTGGGCGGTGTCGGCGTGCCGGTAAACCTCGGGGAGCCCGTCATAGACCCGGCGGGTGGTGGCGTGGACGGCGGGGGCGGCCATTAGGCGGCGGTGACAGCGAAGGCACCGGCGGAGACGAGGGGACCTCGGCCGGTGAGGACAACGTCGGCGGCGGGGGTGGGCATGGTGGCGACCCGGTCGACCCCTTCCACCGCGGAGATGAGGGCGATGAGCTCAAACCGGTAGACGGTGGCGGCCCACGGCCAAGTGTCAGGGTTGAGGTAGGCGCGGAGCGCCGCGTCGACGGCCGCCAGGACGGTGGGGATGTCATAGCCGGGGAGGATGGTGACGGTCGCGGTGACAGCGACCGGGTTGAGGGTTGGGTCGGCGACGTAGATGGTCAGTGATGCCAACGCGGCCGCCGTGAGTTTGTTGAGGAGGTCGGCTTTGTCGGCGGCCGACAGCGGCACACCACCGGGGCCGGCGGCGTAGACGGTGACGTGACCTGGGACGGTGCCTGACGCCGGGCCGGTGGTGTTGGCGGCGGGGAGGGCTTCACCGGTCCCGGCGGCTCCGGTGTCGGTGAAGTTGAGGGCTCCGGTGGTGGTGCCGCGGCGGACTAGGGTGCCGGTGCGGCCGTAGATGCGGTAGCCGGTGATGGCTCCGACGCCGCCGGGGACGGCGGGGGCGGTCCACGTCAACGCGACGGAGCCGGTGGTCGTGGCCGGGACGGTGGCCGAGACAGAGGTCGACGCCAGCGTCTCCCCCTGGGCGTTGATGGCTGAGACGCGGTAGGTGTAAACCCCGCCGGCCAAGGCGCCTCCGACGGCGGAGGGGACCGCGGTCGCCGCTGCCGGGGTGGCGATGGCGTTGGGGGTGAACAGGTCAACGGTGGTGGCGCGTGCCACATAAACCTGCTCGACGGCGGCCGCGGTGAACTGCTCCGGGCGGACGATCGTGGTTACTAGCCGTGACAGACGGATGATGCCCCGGTTCAGGAACGCTTGTCCGTCCTCCGGCGGCGCACCGGAGGAGACGGGTGTGGCGAGGACGGCCGCGTTGACATAGGGGACCGGGTCGATGGTGGACAGGGCGACCCCGGCGGCGGTGCCGTTGGCGTCGACGGTGGGGACCCCGATGGCGACAACGGCGACGGTGCCGAAGGTTGACCCCGGCGCGATGGTCAGGTCGGTGGTGGTGGCGAACTCGACGGGGAGTAGGCCGTCACCGCGGTCGAGGATGAGCCGGGTCCCGGCGGGAATGGTGTGGCCGAGGTTGTCTGAGACGGTGAAGGTGACCGTTGCGGTTGCGGATTGACCGCCGTCCCTGGTGAGGCCGAACAGGCGGAGGAGGATTTCGGTGACGGCACCGGGGAGCCGGTTCGCGGAGTAGGCCAGCTCGGACGCTTCCAGCGCCAACGCTTCGAGGAGGGCGACCTCGGTGTTGCCTTCCCTCGGCACCCACTCGGGGAACTTGACGGCGACCGCAGCCAACGCTTCCTCGAAGATGGTTTGGGCGTCGGTGTCGAACAGGGTGAGGTCGACGTATCCGGTGACATCGGGTGAGGCCATTGGCTTAGAGCTCCTCGGCGGTGTCGCCACTGTCGTCACGGTAGGTCACGGTCACGGTTTCAGCGGTGTCGGTGACGTGGCGGGCGGTGACGTCGACGACAGCCAAGGGCGGGCCGAACGCGGCCAAACCGGCGGCGATGTCGGCGGCGGTGAGATCACCAAAGACGGGGTCCGGGACGCCGAAGGCGGGCACGAGTGGTCGCTCGCCGTGGCGGGTTGAGATGAGGATGGCGACGGCTTCGTCGTCAGCTTCGGGGGAGCCGTCCTCGACAGTGGCGACGGCGCCGTCCGTGGTGAGCCGGAACGGGTGGGACAGTAGTCGCATGGGGGTCATCCTCTCCGATGGCGGCATCCGATGGTCGGAGGCGAAGGCCAGGGTTTACGCGGCCTCATAGGTGCCGGTGATGCTGATGATGTCGCCGACGGCGAGAACGGGCGCCGACACGTCAGACATGCGGGTCCCGTTGATGTCGACAAGTGTGACTGTGGTGGAGGTTCCCAGGAACGGGAAGCGGGCGAGTCGTGAGAGGTTTACTCCGGCTGAGGAGTCGAACACCATCGCGGAGCCGTAGGTGATGTTTGCTGGGTCGCCGGTGGCGACGGGGAGCGCGAACACGTAAACCCCGGATCCGAGGGTGGTGAGGGATCCGACGGTGATGGTGATGCGGAAGTTGACCCGTTTGCCGTCTTGTCGGTAGCGGGCGGTGATGGTGCCGTTGCCGATGGTGGGGGCCGTGACACCGGCCGACCACACGGCGACACCGGCCGGGTAGTTGACCCACTGAGCCGGAGCCGTAGCGGCGGCGAGAAGGGCGTCAACTTCCGCCTCGGTGTAGTAGCGGGCGTCATGGGTATGGGCGGCGGCTGATTTGGCGCCGAGGAGGGCGTCGAGCTCGAGCTGGGTGTAGTAGGTCGCGTGGAGTCGGCCGATGATGGTGAGGTCATCGACGGCCGTCTCCGACCCCATCACGATGACCTCATGGCCGGTGGCGTACGGGCCACCGGCGGCCGGGAGGGGCCCCCACTCGGCGTCGGCGCCGGTGAGGCGGGGGACCGTGACGTAGATGCCTTCACCGACGACGCGAGTCACCACAGCGAAGTACGCACCGACGAGGCCGGGGGTTTGTGGTGACCGAAGGCGGCCCAGGTCCGTCATTGGGCTCCTCCGGGCCGGACCGTGCTGGCCCCACCGGTCAAGCTCGGCAACCAACGCATCGGGTCGACCTGTTCGCCGTACCCGGCGCCGGCTGGGCGGACCTCGAAGTGAAGGTGGGACCCGAATGAGCGGCCGGTGTTGTCGGCGTAAGCGAGGAGGGTGCCCGGCCGCACCACTTGGCCGACCTTCGCGACGGTGCGGTCAAGGTGGCAGTACATGATGTCATAGCCACCGACCCGGACCCGGACCATGATGCCGTAGTCCCCGAACGGCCCGGAGTAGTTGACCTGCCCGGCCGTTGAGGAAACGATCCGCGAGCCTTGCGCGGCGGCGAGGTCGACCCCGGTGTGGTAGCCGGCGGCCCACGACCCCGGTTGGTGGTAGGGGGTGTTTATGGCCCGGGTGACAGTCGGCCACACCAACGGGCCGGTGTCGGTGACGGGGGCGATGCGGGGACCCGGCAGACCGTCCCAATGCAACACGACCGCGTCGAGCTCGTCCATGTACTGCCTGTGGAGGCCGGCGGTGAACGTCGACCATGCGCCCCAATCGCGGCCACCGTTGGAGATGCGGTAGGCGGTGCGGGCGTTGTAGAGGGCGTCGAGGAGTTTGGTGCGGACCCGGAGCCGGTCGTCGCCGGAGAAGTCTTGGGGCCGTTTGAGGGACCGGATTTGGAAGCAGCCGACTGACGGACCCCACTTAGCGTCGACTAGGTCAAGGTCGCCGAGGATGGTGGCGTCGGCGTAGGAGTACCCGCCGCCGACGAACCCCACCGGTGCGGCGCCGGACTCGGCGATGGCGACACCGAGCGCGAGGCGGAGACCTTGACCGGTGAAGCCGGCGTAGCGGAGCAGGTCGATGAGTCTTTTCGACCCGGCGGCACCATCACCAGCACCACCAGCCCCACCGGCGGCGTTGTCATCGGTCTCCGGTTCCGGGTTGACGGCGGTGGATGCGTTGACGGTGACAGCCGAGGCGGCGTCGAGAGGGATGGTGACGTCGTTGACGAGGTAGGTGGACCCGAACGCCGGCACCTTGCGGAGCTCGATGACCATGCCGGGCCTCACCCGGTCGCCGACCTCCGGCTCAACTTCCAACGCCACAGCGGCGACACCGTTCGGGTCGTCGGCTGAGGATTGCACCGACGGCCAGGGGTTGCGGAGGAAGCGGTCCCCGGGGGTGACCACCAACCGCTCGCCGTGTTCGGCGAGCCAGGTGGGTTGTCCGAAGTAGACGGTGCCGGCGGTGGCGAAAACTATGAAACCGAGTTCCTCGGCGAACCGGGCGGCGGCGGCGGCGTCGGACTCACGGCCGCGGCGGCCGATCTGGCGGCGTTTCGGGGTCGGTTGCCCAACGAAGCGGAGGCTCCGGCTGGCGCACCGTCGGGCGAGGTACTCGGTGGGGGATGTGTCCCGTTGGAGGTCACCGTCGGAGCCGGTGGTGCGGCGCATCGCCCGCCAGTCGGCGTCGCGGGCGGTGACGGTGAGCCCGTCGTCGCCGCCGGCTCCGATGTTGGACACCCGGAAGCTCAGGTCGTGGTAGTCGACCTCGGTGCCGAGGTTGATGCGACCGCCGCCGAGGAGCCCGTAGGCGGTGTCAGCGAAGGCCAGGTCGAGAGTGGCCTGGGTGGATGTGGAGAGGCGGAGCGCCGCGGTGGTGACCCGTTCGGCGAGATGGTCGGGGAGTTGCTCGCCGGCGACGCGGAGACCCGACAGGCGACCACCGGCGAGGAACAGGCGCCCCGAACGGGTGGTGTCGAGGAGGGGACCTTCGGGCCGGTTGGCGACTGTCTTGGTGCGTTCCGGCATTTACGACCGCCGGGGGATGGTGAGGCGCCTGCCCGGCTTTATCCGGTGCGGGTGACGGATGCCGTTGGCGTTGGCGATGAGCCCGAAGCGGCCGGGTTCCCCGTAGAAACGCCGCGACACCGATGTTGGGGTGTCACCATGCCGCCAGGTGTAGGACCGTGGCTTGTCGTGGCCTGGGGCCCGGTCGTTGTCGCGGTGCCCACCGGAGGCGGGTCCGTTGTGGAGCTCGACGTCGGTGGCTTCGGTGAGTTCCACGGACAGCTCGACGCGGGTGGCTTTGTTGGTGCCTTCCTCGCGGAGGAGGACGGTGGAGGTCAGCCGGGAGATGCGCCACACACCGGCCTCTAGCTGGGAGCCGTGTTGGAACACGACAGGCCGGCCGTTGCTCGCCAACCGGCGGACCTGCCCGAGTACATCTTCGACGGAGATTTCCAGGCCGTCATAGGCGAGGAGTTCTGTGAAGGTGTAGACCCGCAAACCGGCGCCGGTGACCTTGGTGAGTGGTCGCCGGCCGGGGCGGTCGAGGATGGCGATGGTGGGGGCGTCGCCGTCGTGGGTGCCTTCGCGGGGTGCGATGGGCAGCTCAACCCTGTCGGTGCCGGAGATGAGTACGGCGCGGCCGGTGGTGCCGCGGTTGCGGTTGGCGGGCCGGAGGATGTCGACGGCGCCCATTAGTTGTAGCTCCCCTCGACGGTGTGACGGACGGCGCGGGAGAGGCCGTCGGCGACCGCGTCACCGACGGCGCCGGGGTCCATGCCGCGGGCGTCGACCTGTACCGCACCGGGGGGGATGACGACGGTGACGGATCCGCCGGCGCCGGGTCTCGATGTGGCGGTGTCGCCCATGACGGCATGTAGGTGCCGGCCGGTGCCGGAGCCGTGCATGGCGGCGTACCCGCCGCCGCCGCGGACCCGCTGGGCGTATCTGCCGAGGTTGGGGCCGGTGACGTCGAGGGCGCGGCCGGCTTGGTGGTCACCGGACCCGTAGCCTCGGCCGCCTCCCCCGATGAGGGCGTTGGTGACCTTCGTGCCGGGCCCGGCGTAGGCGGCGTGGGCGGCCATCGTGCGGGCGAGGTTATCGGCGGTCGACCCGTACCGGTCCGACCTCGATGTGGCGGTGTCGCCGGTGTAACCGCCCGCACCGAGCTGGGCGTCGACCTTCGCTAGCTGGGCGCCGGAGACCCGGTAGGACACGTCGATTTCGACGGGCTTCTCGCCGAGGGAGTCGAGGGACGCCTTGGTCGCGTCGATGTCGGCGGAGGCGGAGGCGAACTTGGCTCGGACGCCGTCGGCGAACTCACCGAAGGCGGCGTCGGCGGCTTTGAGGTCGTCACCGATGCCGGGGACCCACCCGAATGAGGAAGCGGCGCCACCGATGATGGCCTCGAACGCCCACAGGACTTTGTCGACCATCCACCCGGCGCCGTCGATGATGGCGCCGACCACCGTCAGCCATGCCCCGCCGACGAGTTTGAGGTAGCCGATGAACGCCCCGGCGAGCCACTTGCCGAGGGGGACGAGGACCTTATCCCACACCCAACTGAGCCCGTCGCCGATCTTTTGGACGATTTCGCGGAACGTCGAAGATTTTCGGTAGGCGACGTAGAACGCTCCGGCGAGCAACGCGAGGGCTGTGACGACGAGGCCGATGGGGTTGGCTGACATGGCAGCGTTGAGTAGCCACTGTGCGGCGGCGGCGGCTTTGCTGGCCACCGACGACGCGATGGTCGCCACCCGGTACTCGACCGTCCCGATGGTGGCCGCTTTGAGCCGGAGGAGGCTGACGGCATCGACAACGTTCTTGGCGATGGTGGCGGCTTTGGCGAGGGTGAGGGTGATGATGAGCGCCTCAAGAGCGACCTTTGCGGTGTCGGTGTTGTCGGCCGCCCACGCGAGCCCTTTGCGGAGCAGCTTCAGCGGGGACAGGAACACCGGCAGGGCGCCGCCGGCGTCTTGGAACGCCGGGATGATGGCACCGGTGAGGACGTCCCCGACGTCACTGAGAACACCGCGGACGTCATCGACGATGGAGATGAGCCGGCCGTTGGCGCCGACACTGTCGTCGACTGAGGCGACGAGCCCGTCGAGCCCGTCCCGTTTCCACGCCTGGGCGGCGTCGACTACTTGCAGGTATCGCCGTTGGAGCCTGCCCGCGCCGCCGTCGAGGATGTCGAACGCCGCCGCCGCCTTGGCCGACGCGGGCCCGGCGTCCTCGACGGCGGTGACGTAGGCGTCGGTGAACCGGGTCAGCCGGTCCACAGAGGGGGCTAGGCGGTCGTTGAGGACGCGGAACAGGGGCAGGGCGGCGAGCTTGATGAGGTCACCGATGCGGGTGCCGGCTTCCTTGAGTCGGCCGCTGAGTGCCCGCTGTTGGTTGGCGAAGCCTTCCGACGTACGAGCGAGGTCGCCGTGGGCGTCGCCGAGCCCTTCAAGGATGAGTTTCTGCCGGACCATCACCTTTTGCTGCTCGGTGAGCTCACCGCGCAGACCCATGCTCGCGGCTTTGGCTTGGAGGGTGGAGTCGGACAGGAAGATACCGAACCGCCGCAACGGCTCAGCTTCCCCGGCGAGACCGGACCGAAGGGCCTCGAAAACCTCGGTCGGGTCGGCGTTGTAGAAGCTCGACAGGTCGAGGCCGGCCTGGGCGAGTCGGGTGGAGAACTTGCCGAGCTCCCGGTTAGGGATGCCGGCGGCTTTGCCGAACACACCGAAGGTGGTGGCGGCGCGTTGCAGGTCGGCGGTGGCGATGCCGAAGCGTTTACTCATCCGGCCGACCCACCGGTCAACCTCGGCTGACGCACGCCCGAACACGGTGCCGAACGCTGAGGCGACCTCGGCGGCGTCCGACGACAGGGACAGGAGTTTCACTGACAGCGCCACAGCGCCGGCGGCGACGAGCCCGAGGGCGGTTACGCCAGCGCGGGCGGCGGTGACGAGGGTCCGGCCGAGGAAGCCGGCGAGCCGGCCACCGACGCGGGCCATCTTGTCGAAGCCGCGGGCACCGATGTTGGCCTTGGTGCCGGCGGTGACAGCTTCCCGGCCGACCCGGTCGAGGCTCTCGCGGATGTTCTCAAGGGGCCCGGTGAGCTCATCGCGGATGGCGGCCCGTACGAGGAGGTCATCTTCCACGCTGGGTGGCCTCCTCGTCAGGGCTTGGGGGTCCTCGCTTTGGCCTGGGCTTTGGCTACCTCATCTTGGACCACGTTCGTCGCGGCTAGGCGGACGTGACGGCGCAACGGGTCCGGCTCAGCGAGGAGCTCGACGGGGTCACGGTGGAAGGTGTAGGCGTAGGCGGCCGCATCCCGGACCCGCGGGTCGGCGGCGAGGAGTTCGAGGCGTCGGTCGGTGACCCGGTCGACGACCCGGCCGACGCCTACCCCGTAGGGTCCTCGCCGAGGTTCTCCAGCTCGTCGCCCCACCCGGCGTCACGGAGCACCGCTCTGGCGGCCGCGTCGACGTGCCCTTCGAGGCCGTACACCTTGAGGACACCGTCGACGATGCGGTTCCCCACACCGAGGGCTCCCATGAGCGGTCGGTCGCGGAACGTCTGCTCCTCCCCGTCGAGGCGGATGGGGCGGCCTTGGCGGTAGAGGCCGGTGTTGGTTTCGGACAGGCACAGGGCGGCGAACATGGTGGCGTTGACGGTGCGGCCACGCTTGGCGCGTTTGCGCCAGGAGTCGATCTGCCCGGAGCGGATGTCGATGCGGTAGATGGCCTCCCAGCCGGGTCGGCCGGGGATGGGGAGGGTGGTGGTGGGGACGGTCTCGGTGTCGAGGTCACGCCGGATTTCTTCGAGTGGTGTGTCCGAGCCGTCGTCGGGGTCTAGCTGGGTGCCCGCTGTGCGGGGCTCTGTGGCGGGTCCTGGGCCGTAGACGGGGTCGGTGGGGGGTTGGGCCACCTGGTGAGGTGTTGGGGTCTCAGGGTGGACGTCAGCGCCGGCGTGGGGGCCGTAGATGTCGGGGTCTCGGTAGTCGTCGTCGATGCCGACGGTGAAGGGGGGGCGCTCAGCGCCGGGGGTGGTCATTGGGGGGGTGTCCTCTCGCTGGGGGGGGTGACCCGACGTTAGCGCCCCAATGTGCCCGGTGGGCGGAGTTACGGCTTACACCACGCCGCGCACCCGACGGGGCGGTGAACCCATACCTCAAGAAACAAGAAACAAGAAACTAGAAACTAGAAACTAGGCCGACCTAGTCCTCGACGGCGAACTCAAGCTCATAGGTGGCGCCGTCGGAGCTCGCCGCGTCACGGTCGGGGGGGCTCACCCGGACGAGGAGGGCGTCGGAGTGGACCAACGGCCGGCCGATGGGGACGAGGTCGGCGTCGGTGTCTTGGACGGAGAGGGTGAAGCGGCGCCGCATGGTGAGCTTGCGGAGCTCGCGGACGATGACGCCGTCCCGGTGTGGGTAGTAGGGGCGGCCGACGACGATGTTTCCCGTCGACGCTGGCGCGGACAAAATGATGGGTCGCTTTTTCCCGCCGTCCCACACCATCGTCGTCTCACCGGAGGTTTCGCCGCCGCTCTTGGACGCCCACAGATCCTCGATGCCGTGGACCTTGGTGCGGTGTTGGCGCTGGGACGCGGGCCGGCGGTCCTCACGCTCGGGGTTGCCGATGGGTGGCATTGGTCAGTCCTCTCCGGGTTCCGTGGTCAATGTCTTAGAGCGGCGCCGTTAGTCCGACTTTGACGACAGTTGCGACGAGGTCGACGGCGACCGGGGAGACACGGAGCGCCAGCTCTGCGCGTATCTCATCGGATGCGAGGGTGGCGGCGGTGTTGACGCCGGGGCCGACGTTGACGGAGTAGCCCGGGTCGAGCTCGCCGCCGTCCACGTCGAGGAGGGGGAACAGGCCACCGGCGGTGCGGATGGGTTCGAGCACACCAACACATTCCCCCTCGCATTCGGACAGCAGACCGCCGGTGCCGTCGATGGGCCGGCCGACGTAGTCCTCCAACCGGGCCTCGATGGCGGTGACGGCAACGTTGACGGTGTCCCGGCCGTTGAGCATCGCGTAGTTGACCTCATCGGTCGACATCGACCGCCACCCGTAGAGGCGGGTCGTGCCGGCGATGGGTCGGATGGCGGAGACATGGGCAGCGTCGAGGGCGTCACCGGCGGCCCGGTTGATGTCGGTGACCGGCCCCAGCGCGTAGCGGGCTTGGCCGATGCTTCCCGCTGGGGGACGCCACGGCCCACCGGCTTCGGCGATGGCGGCGGCGCGTTTGCCGGCCGCGAAGCCTTCCGGTGAGATGGCGGCGATGATGTTGCCGGTGATGGGGACCCGCACCCAGGGGTAGAGGAGGGCACCGAAGGAACGGTCCTCACCGGGCCCGATGAGGGTGTTTGCGAGGGCTGTGATGGCGGCGATGTCGGCGGTGGGTGGGCCTGCCAGGAGTGCGGCGCGGCGGGTGGCGGCGGCGTGCGCCATGAGGCTGAGCCCGACGGTGGTGGCGCCGGTGACGGTGCCGGCGGAGTACCCGGGCATGGCTACCGCACCGGAGCCGAGGTCGGCGCCAGCTCGGGTGTTGAGTGCGGCGAGGACGGTGGTGGCGGTCACCGCGGCGCGGTCATCGTTGCCGGCGGACAGGGCGGCCCGGGCGGCCGGTGCCGGGATGGTGGCACCCAAGGCGGTGGCGCGGACGTAGCTCGATCCGAGGAGGGCGTTGGACACCGCGGCGGGCGAGTCGACGTCGGCGAACGTCTCGACGAGTGCGCCCTTGAAGTAGACCCGGGCGGTGACGAGGCCGGCGACGGAGCCGGCGATGACCTCAACCTCGACGTCTGTTGACCACGCGCCGGCACCCAGGGCGTCGAAACGGACCGACGGGGCAGGGACACCGGCGGCGTCGTTGATGGTGCGGGTGCCTACGGCGGCGGCCGCACCGACGGCGCGGATGACGTACGCCTCGCCGCCGCCTTCCTCGAAGTAGGTGCGGAGGTCGTCATAGACGGCTCCGTACGCCTGCCGGGTGCCGAAGTATGCCTCGAACTCCACCATCGACCGAACCCGGACGGCGGCGTCGGTGCGGCCACGCTCGGTGAGGCCGGCGACGAAGTAGCGGGCGGTCGATGGGATGTCGGGGGTGACGGGCCCTGACCGGGTCGTTGTGCGTACGATTACGCCGGGCATCGGCTACTCCTCATCGGTGCGGCCGGCGGCGGAGCTTCGGCGGCTCGGCGCGGGCTCGGGGGTTTCGTCGGTGGTGGCGGTGACGACGAGGAGCCCGGCTTCGATGAGTTCATGGGCGACCCTGCCGTCGACTGTGCGGCCGTCGATGTCGACGCCTTCGCGGGTCCCGTACCCGTCGACTGTGCGGCCCTCGACGTCGATGGCGAGGGGACCGGGGGTGGTGTTGTAGACGGTCGCGGTCATGGCATAGAGGATGCTGCTAGAGGGCGGGGTGCGGTGGGAGGTCTGCCGTGTCGGGGCTGTGTGCGGTGGCGGTGACCCGGTGTGTGGTGACGACGCCCAGCGCGGTGACCGGGTCGATGGTCTCGATGACGAGGGCGTCGGCGGCGACGTACGCCGGCGCGATGGTGCGGCTCGCGTCATCTTGGGCGAGGGGCCCGTAGTCCTCGGTCAATGCGAGGGGGTCGATGACGGGGCCTTCACCGGCGAAACCTTCGACGGTCCCGCCGCCGGCGGGGACCGGGTCGGTGAGGGTCCGCCGGGACAGCAGGACGTGACGGACCGCGAGGACGTAGCGTTTGCGGAGGAGGTCGACGTCGCGGTCGTCCTCGTGGCGGACCCACAGGAACACCCGGAACGGGTAGCGGGCGATGTAGGACTCGGAGTTGTCGTCGGAGTGCCGTGCCGGGGTGAGGCGGGTGAGGGCGGTGACGTCGACGAGGACCGCCGGCCACTCCTCCAACGGGATCCGCCACCGGTCATGGGGTTCGATGATCGCCGGGTCGGGTAGGTCGGCGGCGGCTATGCCGCGGGCGGCTCGGACGGCCGCCAGGTGGGCGGGCAGTTTGAGGGTGAGCCGGGCGGCGAGGGTGTCGGCGACAGCTTCGGGGCCGAGCATCGGCTACACGTCCCCGGTGACTATGAACCGTTGGATGCGGCGGACCCAATCACGCCGTGTTGACTCGGGGAACTCAACAGGTCGCCGTCGGGGGAGGGTGCCGCCGCCCTTTTGGTGGTAGCCGCCGTAGCCCACACCGGATCCGATGACCATGAAACCGGGTTCGAGGACCTCGACCCCGAGGGGCCGTTCGGTCAGTGACTCATGGAGGAGCCCGCCGCGTTGGAGGATGGGTTTGCCGGGGTAATGGCGGGCCTTCCAGTGGGCGTAGCGGGGGGACAGCTCCGGCCACCCACCGGAGGCGTAGGCGCCTTCGGTGGCGAACTGTCGCCGTTCGAGTCGGACGAAACGGTTGGTGAGGTCATCCCACAGGGCCCGGGCGTCGCCGAGGTTGTCACCGAACCGGGCGAGGGTCCTATCCAACTGAACATCCCCATAAAACGACAGCGTCAGCCTCATAGCCATCTCAGGTCACCACCGGGCGGTGCCCCAACGGGTCGCCGGCGGGAAGTTCCCAGCGGGGGTGTCAGGGTCGTTGCCGGGCTCAATGACACCGGTGTCGACGTCATCGCCGGTGAGTTCGGTGTCCACCCAGGCGGCGAGCTCGGCGAGGCCGGTCTCGAAGCGTTCCCACAGGACACCGGCGTAGGAGGAGTCCGCGACGCGGGCACGTTCGGGGTAACGGGCGGCCTCGGTGTAGGAGGCGGCACCGTTGTGGACGACGTCGCGGGCGGCACCCTTGAAACGGTCAAGTGGTGCGGGGGTGCCGTCAGCGGCCTCGGCGGTGTTTTGGTCGACGCGGAGACGTCGCCAACCAGCGACGCGGAGGTCGACGCGGTTAGACAGCTCAGTCAACCAGCCGGTTACCTGGGCGGTGATGACGCCTTTGCGGCCGGCGGGGAGGACGTCGGGGATGGTGGCTTCGGGGATGAGCGCCCGGACACCGGCGACGGTGGCGGCGAACGGTGGAGCCGGGGCAGGGTCAGGTGCCATCGCTGTCGTCGCCGGCGTCGGCGACGTCTAGGGCGGCGGCGTCGGCTTGCTCCCGTTGCTTCTCCTCGATTGCGTCGAGGGCGTCGAGGACCGTCTTGCGTGGCTTCTCGCGTGCCTGCTCCGTGGCGCGGATGGCGTCGGTCTCGTCGGGGTGGGCGTTGATGTAGGCGACCGCCTCGCCGATGTTTCCGGTGGCGGCGAAACCGACCGGCTCCTCGGTGGGAGGGGCCGATGTCTTGGCTGGGTCGATGGTGGCGGCGAGCTCGTCTCCGCGGGTCGCCTGCTCCTCGGTGAGGTAGACGGTGTCGCCACGTACGGCGATTTGGTAGCCGCCGTCGGAGTCGAGGAACATGAACCGGTCGGACTTGACGAGTCGCTCAACGGGTCCGTCGCCAGCCTCGGTCCCGGTTGGTGCAAGGGCGGTGGCTTCGGCCTCGACCTGGGCATCGGCGGCCGCGAGAGCCGCGAGGGCGGCGGCGCGGGCTTCCTGGGCACTCATTGGGATCCTTCCAGCGGTGGGACGGGGGGGGGGGGGGGGTTACAGGC